AAAAAGTTCTTGAACTTTAATAACCAGGGTGTTAATCCACATCTTTTCCGCTTTCTTGCAGAAATGTTTCCCGATAAAAGCTCATTTGAACTTTAATGCAAAAACAAGATATCACAACCTGGCTTGATTCCAACGATCACGACTGGAAACAAGGACTTGCCTTGCTTGTTGCCTTCAGCAATAATAAGCATCTGATTAGAGTGTTTACCTCTAAATGCAGATCTGTCAGAACTACCAAAAGCCTTCAGTATGAACTAAATAAAATCAGCAAGGCAGGTCCTTCTTCCAGGTTAAAACAAGGTGAGCTCCTTCGGAAATCCCCTGTTGTCAGCCATCCCACAAAAACCGTAAATCCCACCCTAAAAACCTCAAATTATTTGTTACGGCCAACAATAGGGGAGCAATCCACTGATCCGGTATTGATCCCACTTGAAACAAAACGTAAAGCTTTGTACGTGGAAGCCGCATCAATTTTCTACCAGCTTTTATATATGACTAAACCGATGTGTGAAATCTCATGCCTTCGCATCCTGGATATGATGGATGATAATAAAGCACTCTGGCATCAAATTGATTATTATAAAAAGTATAAGTTTCTGCCTTCTTCCTCTGATGTTTCATCCCAATTGGAAATGAAAGACCGGCTTCATAATATCCGTACCTATATCTCCAGACATATCAAGCAGGTCGCCAATGCCAAAACCGACACCACCCGCCTGAAATATCAACAACGCCTGGATGAATTTATCGCCGAACGTAATGACATTGAACTTAAACTATCTATCTGATGCCTCTATTTGATTCAGATGATTTAAAGAAACCTTCTTCGGCAGAAGCCAGTCATAGTTCTATGTCAGCTCCTGCGAATGTTTTATTCTGGACTCAACAACAGAAAAAACTTGGCGTTGCTTTAGATGGCTTTGATTTTAATGATCATGATGCGATTACATTCATCTCTGACGGTGCATGGAATATGCACGATCTTTTGTTTTACCTGCTCAAACGCTTCGGCTCCGGCAAAGTTTACTTTACCACATGGGCCATATCTGAAATAGCTATGCGCCAGCTCTATCTTTATTTGAAAGATGGACTGATCACAGAACTATACGGCCTGTTTGATTATCGCAATACCAGCCGGAAACCGGCTGAGCTTGCTTTCATCCAGCAAAATGCAACGAAAATCAAACTGGCCAAATGCCATGCAAAAGTTACCGTCATTGAAATGCCCTCGATGTCTATTTCAATCGTAACTTCTGCTAATTATACCCGTAATCCAAGACTGGAAGCCGGTAATATATTTGTTTGCCGTGATGTTGCTGAATTTCATAAACAATGGATCTTGAAAGAAATTTATACCGATGGACCGAATTAAAATTACCAGTCTTAGCCAGGAGTATCTTGATTCGCTGGAAAAAAATGCCGGCCTCATGTTTTCAATTCAAGAAATTGCCATAATCCTTTGTCTTTATCCGGAAGACCTTATCGCTATGCTTAAGGTCATTTCCTCGAATGAATATAATTCATTTCATAAAGGCCGCCTGGTCGCTGAAGGGAAAATCAGAACTTCTATTTATGAGCTGGCTCAAAATGGAAGTTCACCGGCTCAGGCTCAATTCCTTGATCTGATTGAAAATGCTAAACTTGATGATGCCTTATGAATTACTTTCCTTCCGATAATGCCTATGACCTGATCCGCAGCTTCTATATCGGTAAAATCGATTCGTTGCCCCCAGAATTAGAAACGCTTCGCCAGCGATGGGCTTCTGCTTTTACCTTTATGCTCGATCCTGGCTTGAAATCAGACCGTGAAGTTTGTACCCAACTGATCAAGCATTATCAGATTTCAGAAGTTACCGCTTACCGCGATATTCAAACAGCTAAAAGACTTTTTGGCGATGCCAGAAAGTCAACAAAAGAAATAGAACGCTACCTGGCTTCGGAAAATGCTAAAGAAAACTACTCCAAAGCCTGGACCATGTTCTTAGCTACTAAAAAATATCATTGGTTCCTGGCAGCTACCCTGCAACAGAAAATCCATGCCAGAGTAAATGGCCTGGATAAAGATGATCCTGACTTGCCTGATCCTTCTAAAATCAATCCTCCGGTGCAAATCCTTCAGATTAATATTGATTTTATCCGGAGCCATTTTGCTCAGTTCATCGATCCTAAAGCAAAAGACCGGATCAATTCATTGCTTGAGCAAATCGATCATCTGGTCACAACCAGCCGCATCGGTGATTATCTCAATACCACTATTGAAATTCCCCGAATTAAAGACAAATGATCGACTTAGTTCCGGCTCCATATTATAATGATGCTCAGCTCATGCTCAAACTTGCTTCTGCGCCTCATAAAATGTTTATAGCAGGTAGGGGAGTAGGTAAGACCACTATCCATGCAGATGACTTCCTGGAAGATGTGATCTGGATGCCTCGTGGTAAATTCGGCTTTGGCGGCCTGACTTATTTCCATGTCCGGACTAAATCTATGCCCGCTATCATTGATCAATGGGAAAGGCGCGGAATTTACCGTAACATTCATTATTTCATCGGCCATAAAGCACCTAAGAAATGGCTTTGGGATGAACCATACCACCCACCCCTTGACTATTCCAATTGTATTCAGTTCTGGAATGGTTCAGTCATTGAATTCATTTCTTTTGACCGGCCTGAAATGGCTAGGTCAGGTTCTTATGATGCGCTGAAATTTGATGAAGCAACAAGACTCAAAAAATCAGCCCTTGATGCTGATGTTCTTCCGGCTCTCAGAGGAAATAATGATCGCTTTGATCATGTTCGCCGTCATCTTGGTACGATGTTCACCGGTACAATGCCATTGACCTCAGAAGGAGAATGGGTTTTTGAGTATGAGAAAATGATGCTCGAAGATCCTTTGCGATATCTCTACCTGGAAGCATCGGCGACAGTCAATGCAAAAATCCTTGGCGAACAATATTTTAAGGATAATAAACGCCGCCTGCCTAAAATTATTTATGACGTTGAAATCGATAACCAACGCATAAACTTTAATTTCAAGAAATTCTATATCTCCCTCAATGAATCCGTTTTATATCATGATGCCTATGATTACGTCTATTATGATAACCTGGATCATGATGTTTCTAAAGAAGGCTCGATTAATTCATTGGGCGATAAAGACTGCCTCAAAGATGCTCCGCTTTATCTGTCTTTTGATTTTGGCTCAACACAAAACTGTTGTGTTGTCGCTCAACGCAGAATTTCTTCAAATTCTTTCCCTACTATCAAGAATTTTTATGTCGAAAATGAATCCCTTGTTGTCCTGGTTAAACAATTTATTGACTATTACAAATTCCATAAATCTAAAACCGTCTATCTTTTCGGAGGCAGTGACGGAACCCGTAAAAATGATGCCATTTCAAGAGATTCATACTTTTCTGAAGTGGAACGTATGCTCTCCGCTGCAAAATGGAATGTTATTCCACGCTATCAATATCATGAGATTAGCCACATGGATAAATTCCTTTTCTTTTCTAAATATATGTCTAATGCGTATTCTTTCCTGCCGAGATTTACGATCAATGGCAATAATGCAATGGAATGTTTTGTCTCCATGAAAAATGCTCCGATTAAAGATCAGGAAATCAGGAAAGATAAGTCTTCAGAGCGTAATACTAATATTCCACGTTGGAAAGCAACTGACCTTTCTGATGCCTGGGATAATTTGTACTTCTGGGAATTGTACCCTATGGTTAAAGATTTAGAGTCAGGTCCGTCTTTTGATATGATCATTAAATAATATACAACTATGCCTTCTACAACCAATCCACTTGATACGCAGATAGCAGGGGAGCATTATAAGCGCTTTAAAATACAACCTATTGAGTTCTTTCATGCTAACCATATAGAAGGTCCTGAAGCAATCGCTATTCGTTACATCTTAAGATTCAGAGATAAGAATGGCAAGGAAGATCTGCTTAAAGCAATACATACAATCCAAATGCTTATTGCCCTTGAGTATCCTGATCATGATTAGGGCGTACCCTTTCATTACATTCAAGGTCAGGCTATCCATTGCTATCTGTAACTAAAGTTACAGGATATACATTACTATCCTTTACGCACATCAGTGTTACTAACAAACCTATCACCTGCGAGAACCGAGTTCTATTGATGCTGGTTATTAGTAACACTTTAGACAGACTCTTACTAAGGTGTGTGTGTATGTGTGTGTGTTATACAGAGTTACTAACAAACCTATCATCACGAGAACCGAGTCCTATTGATGCTGGTTATTAGTAACTCTGTTGTTAAAGAGCAAAGGTGTGAACGTGTGAGTGTGTGAGTGTGTGTGTGTGTGTGTTATCAACAGTATGTCATCACGAGAACCGAGTTCTATTGATTCGACTATTGATAACACACGCCTTCACATTACGCCATTCATATACATAGTTACTAACAACCTATCACCTGCAAGAACCGAGTGCTATTGATGCTGGTTATTAGTAACTCTGTTTGTATTCATACAACATAGTTATAAGGCATGGTAATCAAAGTTTGTCATCAACTTTGAACCGGGTTCAGTTGACTCCACTATTGATAACCCTGCCTTTGATAAGGCAGTACTGCCTTATCTACATGGTAGTCGAGCTTTGCTCTCCTATATTGTAGGGGAGCAAATCGCCTCCTTTCATATATCGGTTAAATAAACAGACAGACAATTGCAAAACCCGACAGGGCGGAACGTCGGATCAACACACACCATGAAAAAAAACTGCGTTTTTTTTCATGGTTGCTGGTTGATATATAGTATTTTAAATTAAAATACATGAAAATGCACCTTTGTTGCATATGTCCGAAGATCTGCCAGACCTCCGGTTCTACTTTTCTTTGATTACAGACGACAAAGAAAA